CTCTGTTTCACACCAGACTGCATTTTCAATTTCAAGGGTTTAGCGCCCTTAGAGCGCCTCGCCAATTCATAAGAAATAGAACGGCGGTTACCCTTGATATGGCGTTTGGTATATTTCCTCCTGTGTATCTCCTTGGTGTCCTCGCGAAATGCTTGATCCCTAGTTTTCTGCTCCTCACTAGGGAAAAATAAGTCGCGCACAGTACTATCACAATTATAAACCTGCGCAACACTATGGTAACACTTGTCACAAACCAAGTCGTTCATAATATCAAACGAACGTCTCGCGTTACATATAGCGCATCGCTCCATAACCTTCCATTCACTAGGTAAAACGTCATTCTCCACACATGTTGTGTCCAAAGACTTTGTGTATCCAAATCTCCACAAAGTTGCAATGTGTTGGTATATATCAGTTACACCATAACATACTCTACGCAAAGGTTCCGCTGTTGGGCCAAAGAACCAGGAAAGTTTTGATCTTATTTGATTGCCCTCTGGGCAACTGCGTGTCGTGTGGAGGCCGTCCATCGGAGCTCCTCCCTCGCATTTGTAGAGACCGTCCAGCGGATCTTCTCTCTCATTGTTGTGGAGACCGTCCATCGGTACTTCTCCCTCGCATTTGTGACTCTCTGAGTCGGGGGTTGGCCTTTGGCGATCCAACGTTACCCTTTTACTATTTCCGTCTCGTCTAGCCGTTGGTTGTGTATTCATTTTTAGTAAAAGAGATAAAAGGACGTGGTCGTCCCACAAGCTTCCTTCCTAAATTCTTCATTCCACGCAGCCTCCTCAAAAGCTCAACTCGTGTCTTACGATCCGAAGATCAGGGTTTTTGTAGCCCCCAAACGTTGCATTAGTATTGTTGCTTCCAAGTCAACTGAGTGTCCCTCACGCACTTCCACTCTCCGGTAGCCCACATATCTTCATCGGTGCCACCCTCAGACTGTGACTGTGACTCCCCGCCGGAATAACGGGATAAAACGAGTTGCGCTTGACCATTACGTCGTCCCATGCTAGAAGGGCACGTCTCGCACGCCTTACACCATCAAGCTTCCATACGCTTAGCGCTGAATGCCTCCTAAAGGTTCTATTCCTGTGGGCTTGTATCATCAATACATGACCCATTACCAGCTGCGCTGCTTAAGCTGCTGTAGTGTCACCCATTACTGGAATGATAAAACGTGAATCCTAATAAATAGAGCATAATTAGGACGCGCCTAAAGAATAAATTCCATCGGTACACGTCACTTCAGCAAACACATCCTCCTCTCCTAACGTTCAGAGAGTCAATGTTGCAATAATACGAGTTAAAATAAACATAAATTAAGCGCTACACATATAAAGCGCACTCAGTATTATCGGCTTTTTGTTTAGTGTGGAAAGCCTAATCCAACTTTTGCGACTGTTGTGAACACAGGAAGTCACTCCTGTCCGGCGAACCGGTACAATC